CAAAGGATCTCAAGGGACGTTCCGAAGAGGAGATATTAGTGCGTGCTTATGGGGTACCGGTAAAATCAATGACAAGTCTGTTACCATTATTTAATACAGAAGTAAATGTATTATCCGAAGTACCAAACAAATACAAAAGAAGATTTCCAGACATCTCTGATAAGTCCAACTTTAGTTGTTATCAAGTGGTTGACCCCGCCGGAGCAAGAAACTATGTTGCAATCTGGGCGGGAGTTGATAGAGATAATAACGTCTATATTCGTAAAGAGTTCCCCGACCGTGATACATACGGAGAGTGGGCAATTTTTGGCGATCCAAAGTGGCGGTTCGGACCAGCCGCGAAAAAGATGGGGCTCAATGTAGAAGGATACGTAGAGCTCTTCAAAGAGATAGAAGAAGAATTAAATATAGAAGTAATCGAAAGAATCGGGGACTCTAGATACTTTGCACGTGAAAATGAGAACAATGATGATTTGTTCACTGCTTTCTATGATTACGGTATGAATTTTATTCCTAGTGACGGGCGCACGGAAGAGTTAGGGATTACTGCGTTGGATGAGTGGTTCAGTTACAATCCTAACGTAGAGATAGATGAAGCCAATCAACCCAGATGTTATATCCACAAAGAGTGCGGGAACTTAATAGATTCTTTAATTAACTACAACTCAAACGGAAAAATGGACGAGCCCCTCAAGGATTTCTTCGATGTCATAAGATATTTAAGAATGGCTAACTCCGGGGATGGACCCGACCATATAGACGCTAGAGATTATTTAACTACAACTAAAACCAAAGGAGGGTACTAATGCCTAAAAAAAGATTAACAGAAATATCAGAAGAGTACGGGATACCTTTCGAGGAATCCTTAGATCTAGTCTTCAAAGAGCTAGAAGAAGAGATGGTGTCCGGAAAGGGTAGAAATACTTGGATTTCAGAGGACGGACAAAGATTGCTGGATGAGTTCATAGCTATGCCAGTTCTATACAGAGGACCGATTATACAACAACCGCCGAATCCTAATTTTGTGATGGTGTACCTCAAGGAGCAAACCAAAAAAGTAAAAGTACGAGTACCTAGAAGAATGCAAGGGAACTTAACTAAAGGTAAACTAATATACTTCGAAGCTGACAATAGTGGATTCGAGCCTAAATACACTTGGATAAAGACACCACAAAGAAATTATCGTAGTTGATACGTATGATATTATATTAAATAAACTATGCAAAGCGACTCAATTTCAGAAGCCCTTACTTACGTAGGGAACGAGCCCGATATTAAAACCTTAAATTACGCTTACGATCAAACCGTAACAGAGCTAGAAGCTTACTTTGATCTATGCCGTAATAGTTACGACGACAGAAGGAATTACTGGGCGGGTAAAAGCCGTGACCACAGAAAGCACGGAGCTGATGCCTTTCCTTGGGAAGGTGCTGCAGATATGGAGGCGCATACGATTGACGAAAGGATTACTAGATTAGTATCTTTATTTATGTCATCTTTGAATCGTTCAAACGTAAGAGCATTCCCAGTAGAAAGCACAGATATACCTCGCAGCAAGATAGTTTCTAGTTTCTTGAAGTGGATGGTATCAAGCGGATACATACCGCGTTTCAAGAGAGAGATGGAACTCGGTGCTAATTATTTATTAGAGAGGGGTATACTTCTTACTTACGTAGGTTGGCACAGAGAGGATAGAAGATTTTTACAGAGGTTAGACCTCAATCAGATAGCTCAGATCGCTCCAGAAGTAGTAGAACTTATACAGAGTGGAGAAAATGATGATGAACTAATAGCATTATTACAAGCAACTTTTCCGGGAGTTACAAAGAAAAGAGCTAAGAAGTCTCTCAAAGATTTAAGAAAGTTAGGAGAAGCAGAACTTCCTATAGTGCGAAGACAAGTCAATGCACCGGAAGTAAAGACACTTGCCCCAGATGGGGACTTTTTCTTTCCTCCTTATGTTACGGATCCTCAAAGAGCACCGTATTGTTTCTGGAGAACGTACTACACAGCACAAGAGTTAGAGAATAAAGTAATCACGGATGGATGGGATGAAGATTTTGTACAGCACGTAATAGATAAATACAGAGGAGTCAGTATAGATAGTATAGAGCGCGAACAAGAAGGGCGTAGAAGTTTATCCTTGACTGACAACGCTTACGAGGCTGATGAGCTGATAGAGTTAGTATACGGTTATCAAAGATTGATAGACAAAGAGGATGGATCCGAAGGTATTTACTGCACTGTATTTCACAAGGACTTTACTGGAGATGATACTATTCCGGGGTTTGCTAAGTTTGAATTACTTAATGGTTACGAAGATTATCCGGTGGTAGTTACTAAACTTTCTGAAGATAGTAAAAGATTGTACGATACTCAAACTATTCCAGACATCCTTCGCGGTATACAGAATCAAGTGAAAGTAGAGCGCGACTCACGCATAGATAGAAATAGTATAGCGACTTTACCTCCGATTTTGCACCCCGTTGGTCAAGCACCAACAGATTGGGGTCCCGGAAGGATGATACCTTACAGACGTAAAGGGGATCTAGATTTTGCTCCTACTCCTCCTTCTCCAGTAGGTTCTATAGAAATGGAAAAAACTATGGAAGCACAAGCGGATAGGTTATGTGGACTGGATGAAACATCTCAAATATCACAAGTACGTAAACAATTTTTAGTGGATAAGTTCTTGCAACACAGTGCAGAAGTTTTACAAATGTGCTATAAATGCTTTCAAAGATTCGGACCGGATTCACTTTTCTTTAGAGTAACCGGATCGCCGGATCCAGTAGTTTTCAACAAAGGTACCCCAGATGAGAACTACGATATAATAATATCCTATGATGTCCTCAATTCGGATCCAGAAACTCAAGAAAAGAAACTTCAACAAATGGTTGCTCTCACGCAACTCGATAGAAGCGGTCGTATTAACGTCGATAACTTGCTTGATGCAGCTGCTAACAGTATCGATCCGGTGCTTGCGGATCGTGTGCTACAACCTACAGAAGCAGCTCAAGAACAAGTTGTACGACAAGTAACAGATGACCTCACTAAAATATTTGCTGGTATCGAAATGCCAGCGCGTCCAAACGGTGCTCAGATTGCTCTTACTGTTATTCAGCAGTACGCTGCTCAGCCCGATATTGCACAGCGATTACAATCAGATGAAGCCTTTGCAGCGAGAATTGAAAAGTACGCTGGGCAGTACACATTCCAAATGCAACAAGCACAGAATGCTCAGATTGGAAGAGTTGGAACTGAACCAGCTCAGATGGGAGATATACAAACTCAAGGAATCTAATATGGATGCTCAAACATTCAGCGCTAAAAGGGCGGAGGAGATGCGCGCAAATTTTTTCAAAAACATTTTGAGAAAAGATGAAGGGCTAAGACTGAAACCGTACAAAGCACAGAAGGATGAAAAGTTTTTTACTATAGGTTACGGACACTACGGTAAAGACGTAAAAGATATGAAAGGGATTACAAAAGCAAGAGCTGAACAATTATTAGATCAAGACGTAAAACAAAGGATGCGAACTATTACTAATTTTTTGCCGGACTTTTATAGTTATCCTCTGGATTTACAAGGTGCTATATTTAGCGAGCACTTCAGAGGTTCTATAGCACAAAGTCCAAAAACTGTTAAATTAATCAACGCGGGTAAATTTAGAGAAGCTGGTATAGAGTTCTTAGATAACAAGCAGTACAAAAATAGAAAAGCTTTAGGTATCCCCGGAATCGGACCACGTATGGAAAGAGTAACTAATTTTTTAAATAAGTACACAGCTAAATGAACAAAAGAATACCACGCAAAACAAAAAGCGGTAAAATAAGACCAAAAGATAAGCACTCTGATCTTTACACAGATGAAAACCCAAAGGGTACAATCAAAGGATTAGGATTTAAGGACTTGACAACAGCGCGTCAAAGTGTTTCTAAAATAAAAAAAAGCGGACGTACTCACGCTCATAAAATACAAGCGGCTATAGCTATGGAACAAAGAGCTAAAGTTATGGGTAAAACTGGTCCAGCTAGAGTGTACAGAACTTATATTAATTCAGT